CGGATACCGTCTCAGTACCCACATCACGGCTTCATCAAACGTGAAACCTTCAGTCTTCGCCACCTCTCTCGACTGAATCACATTGGCCACCGCCATTGCGATTCTCAACTCAAGAGGCTGCTCTTCCTCATGACTATCCGCCCCGACAACCATATCGAAAGGATTCTTCTCCATGGCAGTCAGGGAATCCAACTCACTCTCAGTCGCGAGAGACTTCTTCAGAACGGCAAGAGTCCTCTTCTGAGCCGGCATCGGAGTAAACGCAACACCCCTAACGATGGCCTTCGTAAGCTTGCCCTTCGTCCTCGCCACTGAACCGTCGAGGGAGAGCCCAGGACCACGGGATGCGTCGGTGGCCGAACGCATGATGTCCCGCACTTCCTTTGCTCTCCCTACATGCTCGTACAAACGGCCCTCAACAAACACCGACGCTGAATCAGGGATATCAAGTCCCAAATCCTTCTTCAGCTGTCCCGCTTGGTCAGGGCCAATAATCTCACACTTCGTCAGGTACCCAATCTGATCCGCTGGGTTCCTGGAATGGTTCCAATTGACGTATCCCCTCTCTTGAGCGTAAGAGATGTCAAGCTGCTTTCGCAGGATGGCATCTCCGTCTTCGTCCTCTCCCTCATCCGAGGCTACGCCTGAAAAAGACCAACCTTCGGACCCCTTACTTACTTTCAGGAGATCGAAGGTCAGGAGAGAACTCAGTTGCTCTGCGTCGTCAAATTGCTTTTCCATTTTCCCTCTACACAAAGAACGAGACAATTCTTCCCTCGTCACTTAACTATAATCTTTAATCATTAACAGAAAAACCACCAAGGAATGATTCCCCAGGTGGCTTTCTTTCCTTCTAATTCTCAAATGCTAATTCATGTACTGGCCTCGACTGGCAATTTCTCCAACTCTCTCATCTTCTGAACTCTCACCCTCTGTTGAGGAGGAGACACATCCAACGCCCTATGTAGGACACAGTAACACCAGGGATGAGTAGGACCTATCGAGGGTCCCCAAAGACCCTTCGGAAGTCCTATGTTTGACTGTCCTCTCAACTCATCCAACTTGAAGATCCTAGCTGACCCATCTGGATTGGTATAGGCATCCAAGCACACGGCACAGGCACCACGCTGGGGCTGCTTCCACACCAGCTCTTCATCTGCCAGATCTGCGACTTGACCCTCTTGAAAGAAGGCCACCATCTGAGTTTGAAGGGTGGAATCATGAATACTCCTGATAAACCTACCTTCGTCCTGCCTCAGATCAGCAAGCAGTTCAGCCAGCGCACCTGCCCTAGCTATATTCCTAGCCTGCGGAGACGTTAACTGACCCGTCTCTAGCCCTCTTCTCCACGCCTGGTTGTTAATCCCCAACCTAGTTCTAACCCGCTGCTGCCAAGTGTCCAGAGAACTGGCCCAAAGACTCTCAGCTCTGTCCCTCAACGTGTCCAGAACCCCTATCTCCCTAGCACTCAGTGAAGTAGAGTTATTCTCCAACCATCGGATCAACTCACCTTCCGACATCCTCTGCATTCTACGCACACCTATCCTAGTTGCCACCTTACCCGCCACAAAGGATTGCTCCAACGTAGAAAAGGTCTGATAGGTGGAACCCGTGATGGTTCCAGTAATCCTATCCCGCACTCCCATCAAGCTCACGCCCAAAGCTTCAGACAGAACCCGGAATGCTTGGAGGATCAGACCCTCATCATCAGGGTCAACCAGGGCCATTTAACGAACGCTGCGCACCTGTTGAAGAAGGGAAAGCAGGGCCCCTTCCTCGTTGAATCCAATCCCTCTGAATCCTGCCATCACGACGTGCACCAATCCAGTGGCGCTGTCATTCAACACCTTGGCTCCGAATCTCTTGAGCTCTCTGATGTTGGGAATCCAAAGAACGGTTTGCTTTTGGTGATCGTGTAGCTCACCGTAACTGTAGATCCTCTTCGTGATAGGACAAAGGAACTGATCACGGGCCGTTGCTCGTATGGGACCGAACCCATGGTCCCTAATCCAGAAAAGAAGCTTGAGCATTTCATGCTCTACATCAAAGCTTTTTGGCATCTGTCTATTACCCCCCTCTCTACCAGCTTCGTCAACGTCTGCTGATAGCGGTGATCTTTTCCAACTTGGAGCCCCAACCCAATCGCACTGATTTCAACCATGGTAGACTCCACGATGTTCTTCTCATCGTCTCGCCTTGCTGCTCGGGTAAGGACTTCGTGCTCCCGTATAACTGGCATTCTAACTACCACCCACTCCCCAACAAACCCCTCCAAATCTGTGATAAACACTGTGCCAATACGAGCCAACCAATCCAACTTCATATCTGTCTCAGGATTGGGTTCATTCTCCCCAACCAGATATTCTCTCACTTCTCCTTTGTGTTTCTCATCCCCCTTCAACTCGGACAACGCTGATTCCATAAAGTCCTCTGGATGAATAGTGGTAGGATCTATACGTTCGTAAACTCCCGTGCCGTACGCTCCATACTGCTGAGCCTCGTCCGGAGTCCAAGAAGATTTGGTTGCTGCTTTCCTCTTCTGGACGTGCTCTACTTCGTCCGCCGTCTTCAGGAATGGGTTGGCCATACTATCTTATACCCTCATACAATACATGTCATCCATGCAGTCTAATGTCCCCCACCTTCACTGTCATCGTCGTGATGGTCTTTCCTGCCATGATCATGAGGAGGTACCGTCACAGTGATATCCCCATCCTCATGTGTCACGTTGATGTTGGTTACATCTGGCTCTCGGTTCGCGATGTTGTACAGCTGCTTGACAGCAATGATCCCAAGAACCCACCATCCCACAGTCTTCAATACCCTCTCGGTCGTCCCCGCCCCCTGTGGCTCTTGCTCTTGGGATTGAGTGATCGCTTGATACAACAGGTCAATCCCCGGCTGTGCAGCCTGTTGAAAAGCAGCAGCCAGGGCCGCAGCCTGAGTACTGTCCAGCTGTTGGACCAGCACAGTCAAGTCCACCTCCGCCGGTGGAGCCTCTATGCGTAAAATACGATCAACCCCAGGAAGTCTAAGCGTGTCCTGAGCTGACAAAGGAGCAGCAAGCAACAGTAGAACTAAGGCAAGTCTCATTCTCCGCCTCCAAATTGTAGAATTGATTGAAGCTGGTCTGCGAGATACGTCATCAGTGTACCAGTCTCAGTCGGAATAAGCACCAGTGCCAGAAGCACCACAATCAACAATCCAAAGACAAGAATGAGCTTCTGCCACCCATTCATGTTGTCTGTAAACTTGGCCATTGTTCACCACCTCAAGGAGCCACCCAGTCAGTCAACGTAATCAACTCGTCATAATCACAGTCTGGACAATCAAAAGCTGGAGTTACATCTCCATTCGCTGCGATCGTGTAGGTACCCGAGTCAAGAGGATGAGTCTCGTAACAACCGTCACCGTCCGCCTTTGGACATCCTAAGAAGACTTTCCCTCCTCCAAACTCTGCCCAAGTATTCTTTGTAGGAGCTATCAGAACAGACTTAGGAACGGCGGTGGCCATCTACAACTCTTCCACTACTAAGCCAGGTCTGTCAAAAGGAGGAGCCAACTCAGTTTCTCCCGGGGGCGGCACTCCTGCAGGTTCACTTGCCAGCCGTGTCTCCCCCTCCACATCCACTATCCCTCTGCCCAGATCTTGCTCAAGGCCTTCCAATGTCAGATTCAACGCATCCACAAACACCTGTCTTGCCCGCATCTCCACCTGCCTCTGATTCTTGAACCGTCGAGCCATCCCAAACGGTTTCTCAGTAGGCCTAATGTGAGCCATTACTCCTCTTCTTCCTCCTCCTCTTCCTCACCTGCCCCAATGAGCTGCCTACCCGCTGCAATCATCGCGACCATATCTTGACGTTTCTTCCTCTCCATCAACTCCTCTTCGGTCGGCTCCACCAACTCCCCGTCCACAATCTCGGTCCCAAACTCTAGTCCCAAAGCCTGAGCATAGAGCTGGTTCAAGATGATGTCTCCACCAGGCAAGGGCTCCATTCCAAGCTCATCTCGAACTTCATTGAGGGTCTTGTATGTGGTAACCTCTTTCGCCCGCCTTTCTACATCATCCTTCTGATCAGTACTCAGACCCAAGAACTTTAGGAAGTAACGCTCATCCAACTTCGAGACCACATGACTGTTCAGCAGCTGCTCCATGAACCTCAGAAGAGGACGTAGTCCCCTCTGTTGAGAGTTAAAGATCTTGTCACTAGCTCTGGATTCGAACGTTGTCGTAGCTCCCACACTACCCACTGACCAGTTCACCTCAGCAGGATCAATCTGGTAGATGGCGGTGGCTTCTCTGATCAGGAACTCAAAGAGCTTGGCCCACTCCATATCTCTGTTGGAACGATCGAGCGCCACCCAATCGACGGTGCCGTCCTTGTCTCCGATATGGAGCACAGGAGGAGTCCAGACAGTGCCTGCATTCCGAACTGCCCTCTTGAACTCCTGCTTGAAGTTATCCATCTCGCCCTTCCCGACATCCCCCTTGACTACAAACACACCCTTCGTAGTCCCACCCTGCCCCACTTGAGAGAAGTTGAAACGCTCCGTATTCAGAATAGCCGTGACCGTTCGGACCAGGATCTCCAACTCAGGAAGTCCGTAGCCCAACTCGAAGATATCCGTCGTGGGATTCCTAATCCCAAACATCATCTCTTCTCTGGTGTACCGGGTCCTAACCACCCCATCAATCACCTGAGCAAAGAACTCAGTATCGTCGTTCGGTTCCCAGTACTCTAGCGACTCTTTCAACCGAAAGATCAGAGCACCATCAACCGCGACCATATAGGCAGGGTCCCCGTTTCTTTGCATGACCACTTCTGAACAGGCTTGGTCCAACACCATCGAGTCACGCATGAACTTCCTGATCCAGATCTCGAACGACTCCTCTCCGAACCCTTCGAGACCCGCTCCCACAATCCAATCACTCAGCTCTTTCTTCCGATCGTCATCCTCCTGAGCAGCTGAATCATCAGACAGGATACGGAACCCCAGATCATAATCAGTCTGTTGAGGCTTGGCGAACACCGACATCTGATTGATCCGGGTCTGGATGATAGACCCAATGACTGGGTTGGCAGCCATACTTCTGAGATCCCAGGGCCGTAGAAGTCTACGACTCCCTCTCCCGAACCTTCCACCGTGACCACCACCGAACTGTCCGAAGCTATCCAAGAACTCCGTCCCCATGAACATTCTCACAGGGTCAAAGAAAGTAGTCTTAGGCTTGTCTACTCCACCTCGGGCATCCAACAAAGCCTTCTCAAGTGACGCCTCCATTACATCAGCGCCGAAAGAGTCTCCTATGATGTCTCTGATTCTCTTCCCAAAAGTCGGTGGCGCCATTCTATCCTCCCGAGTGTCTCCTAATTCTCCAATTCACAGAACTATTTAATGAATAGTTCGCTTCACCAACTCACTGAGAAAGCAGACCCCGCTTTAGCTGCACTGTACGCATGCCACAATGCCATTACAACATCATCGTGAGTCTGTTCATTCCCAATCTTCCCATGCTTCCTCTGTATCCCTGCAAACTCTCTGACCAGATACTCAGTCATCTCAACATCTCGTGCCGTCTTGTAAGGAAACCTGAACTGTCCATTCTCAAACAGAGGGCGGAACGACAAGATTCCATCATCCAGAGAGTTCTTATTGGTGGCAGTGACCACATGACCCGAGATAGGTAGGTCAGAGTCCTTGAAATGCTCAGCGTACACAGCCTGAAACATGTTCGCCTCAAGATACCCCAACGTGATGTTGTAGTGCCGAGCCATTGCATCTATCTTGTCCAGCTGATCTGTGATGTGCTCAGGACGGGCTCTCCAATAGTTGATGGGAATGAACTCGTTCCTGTTAGCATTGAAAGCCAGGATAAAGAGAACCGTCCAGTCTTTGTCTATCGAACCAGGTACCGAGAAGTCTCCTCCCAGATAAAGAGACCAAGGGCCTTCGTATGTGTGCTCGTACGATAGTTCCTTGTCGTACAGGATCTCGAATAGAGAGGGAGGAAAGAGGCTGGTCTCATCTGAGATAGGCTCTAGCTGGAACTCCTGAGCAAAGGCCA